TTAACGCCGATCAGTTACTGTAAGTGTTTGATATTTCTTTAACATGTATATCATTATCAAAATTATCAAAAGCAAGTACATCATCCAGATGCTGGTATTTAGCTCAATTAAAAAACTACCGACACCTCCGATAACTGACGGAATAACCAGCGAGGCGGCTCCCATCAACGCAGAGGTCGCTCCCAGGTTGGTGCGCTGGCTGGACATGGTCAGGTAGGTATAGAGTGATTCGAACATCCCTCCAGCAAACATCAGGATAATAAAGAAGAATATAAAAATATTGACGTGATAACTAAGTATTATTAATGGAATACACAGTACAATAAATGAGGCGATGATTTTCAGCCACGAATTCAAAATTTGCGGCGCAGACCGTTTCTTAAGAAGTTTACCTGATAATGCAGCCCCCAGCAGTAGGAAGCCTCCAATAATTGATGAAAGCACACCAAATTGCGTTGATGAGTATCCAAACGTAACCATAAAAATAAATGGGGAGGCTGTGACATAGCAATAAATCAGCGAAAATGACAGACCAAGAGACAGACAAGGTAGATAAAATCGAGGTTGTTTGCTGATCTCTTTATACGTATTAAATGATGATTTTAATGAATAGGCAACCCTTCTCTCATGACTGAGTGTTTCAGGGAAGTTAAAATAAACGTATATTAACGTTATAATAGCATAGCCACATATCATTAAAAAAATTGCGCGCCATCCCCATAAGTCATTAATTATCCCTCCCAGCAGGGGCGAAGCAATGGGAACGACACCTTCGATAGTGATGATGATGGCATACAGCGTCGCGGCCACTGAACCACGAGTTACATCTCGAACTGCGCTGATTGCTGTAACCAGCGTTATTGATATAGAAAGACCTTGTATGACACGGATCGCCAGAAACATAACCAGATCGGTTGAGAGCGTGAGACAATATGTTGTCACGCCATAAATAACCGCACCTGTAAGCATAATTTTTCGCCGGCCAATAGCATCAGATAATGGACCAAAAATTAGCTGTCCAAAACCAATGCATAGGGTATAAACCATAATCGACAACTGCGTGGTTGAGACATTTTTTTCAAATTCTTTTGCGATGTCGGGAATTGAAGGTAAATAAGTGTCCACTCCCAGAATCCCCATTATCGTCAACATGGCCAGGCCGACAGTAAAGTAAACTATGTTCTTTCTATGAATAACAGTTTGCAGCTTCATTACTTATCACCATGAGTAAATTAAAAGCATGAAAAAGTTCACTATTTAAATAGAGATGTTGTGGATAATTATCGTGTAGGCAATAAAACAGAGTTGAAATGAACTGTCAAACTTTTGACTCAAAAAAATTGAGATATGAGTCACAGGTATATAGCCATAATTTTCGATGGTAGGGTTCCAGTTAAATCTAATTGTGTTTGATTGCCAGGCAGCACGAGGAACCATAAGTACACTGACTTCGAATACGGGCATACTGTTGGTGTTGGTGTTGGTGTTGGTGTTGGTGTTGGTGTTGGTGTGGGCGTACGTGATTGATTTTTTCAGTAGTAAATTTCAGGCAACAAAAAACCCATTTATGTAAATGGGTTAGTAAAAACAATGAATTGTAAGATAATCAATAAGTTAGTTTGGTGATAAAAGGTGGCGATTACGGGGCATTGCCAACCGCTGCCGCCACTTTGTCGCCACTTGGCAATGTTGCCAACGGGTTAAAGCGAAGGGCCGTTTCAAGGTGGTCGGGGGCCAGATGAGCATAGCGCATGGTCATTTTTATATCGTGGTGGCCTAGGATTTTCTGGAGGGCAAGAATGTTTCCACCAGACATCATAAAGTGTGCTGCGAACGTATGACGCAGAACGTGGGTAAGCTGCCCGCGTGGAAGTACAATAGAGGTTTTCTCCATCACAGATAAAAACTGGAAGTAGCAGTCAGTAAAGAACTTGAAACCATCCAAGGTTATTATTTCCTCATACAGCTCTTTGCTGATCGGTATGCTGCGGTTCTTTTTGCCTTTGGTCCTGACGAAAGTAATGCGGTACTTAGTTACCTGGGAGCGTGTGAGGTTCACAGCTTCGCGCCAGCGTGCTCCGGTACTCAGACAGATTTTAACGACCAGAGCGAGAAGGGCGCTTTGGCGTTGGCAGTCATTCAGAAGTTCTGTGATTTGTTCATGCGTCAGCCAGGCCATTTCCTTTTCCGATATGGTGAACTTGCGCATGTTTTCCAAAGGGTTTGGTGCTGTCCATTCACCGAGTCGGGCCAACTCGCTAAAAACACCACTCAGATAACTTTGCTCCAGATTGATAGTGACTGGGCTGGCACCTTTCTTCCACTTCTCGCTAAAGTAGATTTCACCCGTCAGGCGTTTGTCGCGGTAATGAGCGAATAATTTCGAGTTGAGATCAGTAGCGAGAGGGTTTCCGAGTGCATCGACCATCAGGACCAACTTGTCGTAAACATGCTCACCAGCAGTCAGGGATTTGCCGTGCAGTTTGAACCAGAGTTCAACGACGTCTTTCAGAGTTCGGCGATCTACCGATTCACCCAGCCAGGGCTTAGCCTCTGTCTCATCCATAGTGTGGCGTTCAAAAGCCAATGCTTCGCCTTTGGTGGAAAACTGCCTACGGACACGTCGCCCGCTGCGCCCGGCGGGGTAGCATTCGCATATCCATTTACCTGTGTCGAGTTTTCGTACTGCCATAAAAAAGCCCTCATGTCTGAGGGTTAAATTTAACTGTATGCATGAACAGTGGTCAATGTGTGGTTTTCAATTTTCAAACATCTTTAATCAAACGATGTTGCCAACTCTATAAATTCAATATATGCCTTAAGGGGATAAATTTGTAAATCATGATTTTTCTCTAAAATAACTCCTTGAAGATATTTAAGTGTTGATTCGCCATTAAGCGTTCCTTCTGATAATGTCATCAAGGAATTTTCACCAGTTCTTTTAATATTATGTTTAAGAGTGTTGATCCTTTCGATAAAATAAAGCGAATGACTTAAATAACTTAGAAACAATAAATCAAATTTAGGAGTTATCTCTGTTATAAGTGTTCTGCTATTGCCGGTTCTATACAAATAATTTACTCCAAGAACTTGTTGATTAGTTTCAAATGTCAGCATCAAACGTTCTTTAGAAGCACCTTTTAAGTTTTTACTTTCTTTTATTAAGTTAGTAAATGTATTGTTGGTTGTGTTTCTTCCGATAAGACTTTCGATAATATGACGATCTTTGTCATAAATAATCATTAATGACAGAAGTAATATATAGTCTAGTTTCTTTTTTATTAAGTTTGATTGTAATAGGTCGATTAATCTTTCTGTGTTGCGAATAGAATCTCTGAGATTGAGTTCAAAGGATTCAAATACAGATGAAATATTTTCTGCAAAATGTTTGGATGTTGAAGTTAAAGGATATAGTTCATTATCTAATTCTTTAAAGCTATCACCGATTCTTTCTTGGATGATTCCATTTATTAATACATTCATTTCAGGTGATTTTAGGCTAAATCGCCTGTGGAAAAAACGTCCTAAATAATCACTAGCTGAAAAATCATTGCCATAAATATTTTTAATAGAGTGCTGTAGTTGGTCCGTATCTGTTGCAATAATGAAAACAAATTGCGGTATATCGAATATATGCTTTACGATTTCTAGTAATGAGATTGCATAATCTGGTCTGCACCTGTCTAGTTCATCGATAAAAATAAAAATTGGACTTGAAAAGTCTTTTTCAAAGGCCAGTCTCGACCATAAAGCAAGCTCTTTTTTAAGGATCTGAATGCTTTTTAATTTTTCTTGATGTTCTTTCAACATTAGTGCAGAAGCTTCTTTTGCAATATCACCTACACTATCTACACCTGTGTAATTCTTCATTAATCCTGAAAGAACAGCAGGTATAACACCTTTGGTGAATCGACCAATGGCACGACCACATTCTATTAATCTTGCATCGAGATCCCCGGAGTATCTTTTCAATTGTTGGGATAATGATGAGAAAAGAGTAAGAAAAGCATCATCTGAAAAATCTTGCTTCCAAGCATCAATATATACGCAAGGGTGTTGATCTTTAATCGAATTATAAAACCTTTTGATAAAATAGCTTTTTCCTGATCCCCACTCAGCATTTAAGTTAACAACTGTGTTATTTGAGTTACCAGAGTCTTTGAGATAAAAGTAAAGATATTCAGCATACCTCCTTCTATTCAATTTATCTTCAGTTAAAGATTCATGTACATCATCAAGAACAAATTCAGATTCGTCTTCCCAGCTCCAATTCATTTTTCCCTGAACCAATTTTGTATCTCCCATTCTATGTTAACGAACGCAGCTGATAATTACTTTTGCAGTAATAATTATATCTATTAATGAACACTCAAATGAGTGATAATCACTTGAAACATAGATTTTCCCACCGGGGAGACGAGTTATCTTTCTGAAAGAAAGTTCATTGTCAATGTCAACCAACCATTTTCCGTCGCGCACATCATCAAAATCCAAATCGCAGATAAAATCTGAGTTTTCAGATGAAACAACCATTGGCCTATTCAATTTTTCTGGAAGAAATGAAATATCAAAAATATATGTGCCAGAGTCCTCCAGTTTCCCGTTAACTAGAATTTTTTTGTCTAATGCACGCACTTTATGTTTTGAGGTATTATTTTTTTCCCCTTCACCGAATGAAAGCCATTCGAGAGAAGTTCCAGTTTCCATAGCGCATTGTAAAACCCAATCAGCAGGGAAAATGTCACGCATGTACCGCGTAGCCATGGTGCTCTTGGACACGCCCAAGTGGTCACAAAGTGCCTGTCTCGTACTGAAGCCGTACGCCTCAACCAAACGTTCAATGACTTTCTTACCGCCGCTACTGAAATCCACAAGACCTCCAAAGCAATCTTAAACACATTGACAGATTCCAAAAGCGATCTTAAAGTTGAGCTCTAAGTATTCTTTTGGAGCCTTCACAACTAATCACGATAAACAACGGCTCGCCACAAGCCGAACTAAAGAAGGAATGTTGCACTATGACCCCAAACATTTCAATCACTCTGAATACACCGCACGTCACAATTGAGCGCTATAGCGAACTTACAGGCCTTCCAGTTGATACGATCAATGACATGCTTGCTGATGGTCGCCTTCCACGTCATCGGCTGCGTAAAGATAAAAAGCGCGAAAAGGTCATGATTAACATGGCTGCTCTGACTTTAGATGCATTGTCGGCTTAAGAAACGTATGCATATCGCAGTCAGTTTTAAGGTTCGATTTTGCGATAAGTTCGGAGGTGAAAACTATGTTTGATTATAAGGTTTCCAAACATCCACACTTTGACGAAGCCTGCCGGGCTTTCGCGCTGCGTCACAACATGGCGAAGCTGGCAGAACGCGCAGGAATGAATGTCCAGACGCTGCGCAATAAGCTAAACCCGGAGCAGCTGCATCAGCTCACTGCACCAGACATCTGGCTGCTTACCGATCTCACAGAAGATTCAACTCTGATTGACGGTTTTCTGGCTCAAATCCATTGCCTGCCGTGCGTACCATTGAATGAAGTGGCAAAAGAGAACCTGCCACATTACGTCATGAGTGCAACTGCGGAGATTGGGCGTGTAGCTGCAGGCGCAGTATCCGGTGATGTGAAAACCAGTGCAGGTCGCCGCGATGTTATCAACAGCATCAACGCTGTTACACGCCTTATGGCCCTCACTGCAGTTTCATTGCACGCGCGTTTGCAGGCGAATCCGGCGATGGCAAGTGCAGTAGATACCGTAACGGGCCTCGGTGCTTCGTTCGGTCTGATCTGAGGTGGTTATGCTGACTAAAGAACCCTCTTTTGTATCACTTCTCGTTAAGCAAAGTCCTGCAATATACTGCGGTCATGGCTGGATAATGGGGAAGGGTGGCAAGCGCTGGCACCCGTGCTGCTCTCAGGATGCGCTGCTGGCTGAACTGTCTACTAAAAAGCAGGGGAAACCATGGCTATTGAAGGCGATGCTGCGACTGTTCCGCTAAGTGCTGGCCTCCGCCTTAATGGGTTAAACCACATCGCGGAATTAAGGGCGAAAGTGTTTGGCTTAAATATTGATTCAGAACTGGAGCGCTTTATTAGAGATATGCGGGACCAACGGGATATTAACTATGAGCAGAATAAACGCGCATTAGCTGCAATATTCTTTATGGCAAAGATTCCGGCGGAACGTCATAGCGTCAATGTTAGTGAGCTGACGACTGACGAAAAGCGGGAGCTGATTAAAGCAATGAACCATTTCCGTACAGTGGTGAGTTTATTTCCAAATCGGCTAGCCATGCCGAATTAATTCACAACCGAAATTAAAGGCGTAAACCCGCCGGGCATCTTATTGCCCAAATTCAGGAGAAACAACAATGCGAAATATTGAAACCCGAATCACCAAAACAGGACCAGATGATGCTGGCCTTAACCAGATGCTGACTGATGCGCGCATGGAAGAACGCCGTGCACGTGCTGCGGCAATGGCAGCCCGTCTTGATAGCCTGGCTTGCCATATCACGTCACGCCAGCTTAATCACGTTGAAGCGGCGGAGCTGCTGCGTATTGCGGCTGAAAACATTCAGGACGAAGCGCAGGAGATCCACTGATGGCTGATTCAATGGACCTTGTACAGCAGCGCGTTGAAGAAGAACGTCAGCGCCACATCCACACCGCCCGCAACAGAACGCCGGGCGTTTCCCGTGTGCTTTGCATTGATTGTGATACACCGATCCCGCCAGAACGTTGCCGCGCTATTCCGGGTGTGCAGTGCTGTGTCACTTGTCAGGAGATTGCGGAGCTGAAAGGCAAGCATTACATAGGCGGTGCTGTATGAGCACTATCCTGAAATGGGCGGGAAATAAAACCGCAATAATGCCGGAACTGATTAAATATCTTCCTGCGGGCCAGCGACTGGTTGAACCTTTCGCGGGTTCCTGTGCTGTGATGATGGCGACAGACTATCCTCATTATCTTGTCGCAGATATTAATCCAGACCTGATTAATCTTTATCAGGTGATTAAGAAGGATGTTGAATACTTCATCAAAGAGGGCCGATATCTTTTTGAAGCCCGTAATGATTCAGAGGCATATTATAAGACGAGACAGGAGTTTAACTTGCGCCATGGTGGCGCAATTGAACGCGCATTGTATTTCTTATATTTAAATCGCTATGGTTATCGCGGACTGTGTCGCTATAACTTGAACGGCTATTTTAATGTTCCTTACGGTAATTATAAAAAACCGTACTTCCCTGAAAACGAAATACGCGCATTTGCAGAAAAAGCAAAATGCGCAACGTTTATCTGCGCCAGCTATGACGAGACACTGGCACTGCTGCAGACGGGTGATGTGGTTTATTGTGATCCGCCATATGACGGCACGTTTAACGGATATCACACAGCTGGCTTTACAGAGGATGATCAGTACCATCTGGCGTCTATTCTTGAACGCCGGTCATCAGAAGGCAATACGGTTATCGTGTCCAACAGCGATACGTCTCTGACCCGTTCACTTTATCGTGATTTTACTCGCCATCGTATAACCGCTAAGCGCAGCATGGGCGTGGCTGCCGGTGATAGTAAAACTGCAGTAGAAATCATCGCCACAAAATCAGCATGCTGGTTTGGTGCTGATTTGGCGTCTGGTCCTGATATCTCGGTGGAAACTGAGGTGCGGGCGTGGCAGTGAGTAAATTCACATTACATCATGCACAAACCACCGGCGGCTCGAATGAGGCCGCCGTGGCCTTTCCATGGAATGCCCCAAAAAAAGCGGTTAACCCGTATCTGGATCCGGCGGAAGTAGCGCCGGAGTCTGCGCTTTCAAACCTCATCACTCTGTACGTTGCGGATAACGAGCAGGAACATCTGCGCCGTGAGGCGCTGAGTGATAAGGTTTGGGAACGTTATTTCTTCAATGAATCCCGCGATCCTGCCCTGCGTGAAATGGAGCAGGATCGGCTGATTAGTCATGCCAGAATAGCCCGCGAACAGCAGCGCGTTAATCCCGATTTGGTGATTATTGCCGATGTAAGCGCCATGCCTGCCCATATCAGCAAGCCTCTGCTGGAGCGGATTAAATACTTCCATAGCCTGGGAAGGGCTAAAGCTTATTCCCGCTATCTGCGCGAAACAATCAGACCGTGTCTTGAGCGGCTGGAGCGCATGCGTGACAGCCAGGTGTCTGCGTCTTTCCGGTTCATGGCGAGTCAGGACGGGCTGGAGGGGCTACTGGTACTGCCTGAAATGAGTCAGGATCAGGTCAAACGTCTGTCCACACTGGTTGCGGCACATATGAGCATGTGCCTTGATGCTGCCTGCGGTGATCTGTTTGTTGCTGAAGATGTAAATCCAGAAGAAATCCGCCAGGCATGGGAAAGGGTTGCTGCAGAAGCCATGCGCCTTGAGGTCATCCCGCCTGCCTTTGAGCTGTTACGCCGCAAAAAGCGCCGCCGCAAGCCGGTGCCTTATGAACTGATCCCACCGTCGCTGGCGCGCATGCTGTGCGCGAACTGGTGGTATCGCAAATTGTGGCAGATGCGCTGTGAGTGGCGGGAGGAGCAGCTGCGTGCCGTCTGCCTGGTCAACAAGAAAGCGTCCCCGTATGTCAGCTATGAAGCCGTGATCCACAAACGCGAGCAGCGCCGCAAATCGCTGGAGTTCTTCCGCTCGCATGAGCTGGTCAACGAAGACGGCGACACGCTGGACATGGAAGACGTGGTGAACGCCAGCAACAGCAACCCGGCACACCGCCGTAATGAAATGATGGCCTGTGTTAAGGGACTGGAGCTGATCGCGGAAATGCGCGGAGACTGCGCGGTGTTTTATACCATCACCTGCCCGTCACGCTTCCACGCAACACTCAACAACGGCAGACCTAATCCGAAGTGGACTAGTGCCACTGTCCGGCAGAGCAGTGACTACCTGGTTGATACGTTCGCCGCTTTCCGCAAGGCCATGCACAAGGCCGGGTTGCGCTGGTATGGCGTTCGCGTTGCAGAGCCGCACCATGACGGCACCGTGCACTGGCATCTTCTGTGCTTCATGCGCAAAAAAGACCGCCGTTCCATCACCGCACTGCTGCGTAAGTTTGCCATCCGTGAAGACCGCGAGGAGCTGGGCACCAATACCGGGCCGCGCTTCAAGTCCGAGCTAATCAATCCGCGCAAGGGCACGCCGACCAGCTATATCGCCAAATACATCAGTAAGAACATCGACGGGCGTGGGCTGGCTAAAGAAATCAGCAAAGAAACCGGCAGATCACTGCGTGACAGCGCCGAGCATGTCAGCGCCTGGGCGTCACTGCACTGTGTTCAGCAATTTCGTTTCTTTGGTATTCCTGGGCGTCAGGCATACCGCGAGCTGCGCTTGCTGGCAGGTCAGGCGGCGAGAGTACAGGGCGAACGCAAAGCGGGTGCGCCGGTACTGGATAATCCACGTCTGGATGCGGTACTGGCGGCGGCTGATGCGGGCTGCTTTGCCACCTACATTATGAAGCAGGGCGGTGTACTGGTTCCCCGCAAACATCACCTTGTCCGCACGGCTTATGAGCTTAACGACGAACCGAGCGCCTACGGCGATCACGGTATCCGTATCTATGGCATCTGGTCCCCGATTGTAGAGGGCAAGATTTGCACGCACGCGGTGAAGTGGAAAAAGGTTCGCAAGGCCGTTGACGTTCAGGAGGCGGTAGCCGACCAGGGCGCTTGCACCCCTTGGACTCGTGGCAATAACTGTCCCCCTGTTGAAAATCCGAACAAATCAGGGGGTGATATACCCGATATTAAAACCATGGATGAGAAGGAGCTGCAGGAATATCTCCACAACATGGGCCAGAAGGAACGGCGGGAGCTGACAGCTAGGTTGAGGCTGGTAAAACCGAAGCGGAAAAAAGCATACATACAGAGTATTTCGGAGCAGCAGCGCCTGCAGCTTGAGGCAGAACTGACTGCCAGAGGGTTTGAAGGTAGTGCATCTGAGATTGATTTGCTTCTGCGTGGCGGCAGCATTCCATCCGGAGCCGGGCTACGCCTTTTCTACCGGGATCAGCGCCTGCAGGAGGATGACAAATGGCGGCAGTGGTACTAAACCGCCTCAAATTGAAGGTTATAAACCAGCTAGACTCTTGCCGCGAATGCGGGCAACTTCATACTTAAGTTCGACCGCTTTGGCCTCGCAAAGCCTTAAAGATTTAAGCCATTGTTCTGTTGTGGGCTTACCAAATATGTCTTCCATTACTACAACCAAGTAAAGGCAGCGGCCAGTGCCTAGTTCGCCTGCAACCAGACAGGCTGCGTTAGTTCCTGCCATAAGTTCAATACATGCTTTACGCATCGATTTATTCCTCATTCCGTTGTCTCTTGTAAAGCATCGCATTTGAGCCATCTGTTTGAAACATAGAAAAAACAATTTACATTTGATGGGTAATTATATACTGTGTTTATATACAGTTGTTTTGATTGGAGGGGAAAATGCAGGACTATTTTTTGGAGTCGTTGAAGCTCCAGCGCATTGATTTTTTTGTGAAGCTTGTAGCGGCTAGTGAGTGCGATGATGAAGAGAAGCGGCTTGCTATCCAATGGGTTTCGGAGCTGACCGATGAGTTGATGGCGAAAATCCGTACTCATGAGTACAGCCGTTCAATGGATCTCCCCAGTTAGGCATAGGAACGTTGCTGGCGTTAGGACTTGATTCTGACGCCAGCAAGGTTGAACAACTAGTTTAGTGGGGCGTTAGTCATGGGGTAAAATACAGTAACCATTATTTTCACTTCCGCTCCGATTTAACCGAACGTTAGTTTTGCTACGTATGATGGGCTGCAAATTACCTTTTGGGATTTGTGATAGATACGAAAATCCTATTAGATGCTTGTTAGACTGGAAGCGCCACTTCGAACGAAAAGTAATGGCCACTTATGCCGGTTTAAAAGCCTTAACCTTGTATAGTTATTTGAATATTTTCTTCATTAACACCAAAGTATAGGGCTAGCCCTGCTTTTGCCTCCTGAAGTGTTAACGGCTTAACTACATTTTCTTCTTCTTCTTCTTCGTACTCATCACCAGCTTGCTCGACAATCAAATTAGTCGGGGTTAATTTTGGAAGAGCTTTAAATTCCAACTTGTCAGCCTCAATGCCAATGTCTTTGAGGTTGCGATAAGAAACGGGATTTCGATTGCCATCCCATTGCCCTGGGATGTCAATTTCAGCATAAGAATTGATGTTTATGATCCAGCGTTTAGGGTTTTCTGGAGCCCTGCTTACTCCCGAGATTCGACCGATCATAAAAGCATGATGATGTTTTGCTTCTTGTGATCCCCAGTCCTTTCTCGAATTTTGCACACAAACTAAATATTCGTGCTTAGCTGCATGGCTGGCGTCAAGTCTCCATGCTTGGCTTCCCCCTGTGTTCAAAATCTCTGTTATGCCACGAGCAGTAAGTACAGTAATACAGTTGGTAGTAGCCATTAAATTGTGACTCCGTCTTTTTTAGAGAAATACTATTGATGAATGTAGTTTACGTATTTTTTCATGGAGTAGTCAAGTGAGTATTTTGCGCATTATTGGCTGTTTGTGTGAATTTTGTGAGTTAGTACTTGGTGTAGTACTTCTTGATTTATGAGGCTTGAATCTAAGTTATGACAAAGGGAGGCAGGGGTAACGCACAGCGCAAGGTGTACAGGAGGCCATAAGGATTCACTTGAAGTAAGAAAAGATCGATAAAGCAACTATGCATCTCTATGCCGCATGAATTTGCATGATCGTTTGAGGATCGTTTTAGCTGAGGCCCGCCAGGAATGGCGGGCTTTTGTTTATGTCATGCAGGTGCATGAAAACCACTACATAAAGCGGGCAGGCGTGGCGGGGATACGAGCGCGCGATCATAGTTGAAATAGTGATTTTGTGGTATCAAATAGGGCAGGTTTTTAATACTTTGACGTTTGATGGCCTGGTATAGGTTTTACGAATTGGAGGGAAGCTAGATTGGCGACGTTTGTAGATGATTGTCCAAGATGTGGATCACAAAAAATTACTTTTGATGTTAATGGGCTGAATTGCTGTAAAGTTTATTCAAAGCTGGGAGGCGAAAAAGTATACGAATATGAAGTCTATTGTGTTTGTCGGGAGTGTCGTAAAACAACTATGTTTCTGTGCCGACCAAGACAAGTAAATAAAACTTTAGATGGATACAACTGGGCAAATTTGAACTTAAATTTAAGGGATGTAGCCGAAGTAGGCAGAACTATATCTCCAGCAGATTTAGCTGTGGAGGAACCGCCTGAGTTCTTACCTGAACATATAAATAATGCATATGAGGAAGGAGCTAAATGCTTGGCTATTGGCTGCTATAATGCTGCAGCAACTATGTTTAGACTTTGTCTGGATTATGCGACAAAAGATTTGGTTCCGGATGGCGAACAAGGTCCCGCTCAGAAAATAAAAAGAAGCTTAGGATTAAGAATGGAGTGGTTATTTGATAATCATCTTTTGCCTGAGTCTTTGAGAGAGTTGGCTGAATGTGTCAAAGATGATGGAAATGATGGTGCGCATGAGGGTATTTTGGATAAAGCAGCGGCTGAGGACCTTGAAGATTTTGCCTACCTTTTTTTAGAACGGCTTTATACTGAGCCTCAACGCCTTGTTGAAGCCAGAGCAAGGCGTGAGCAAAGAAGAAACAAATAGATTCGAAATTATTCTTCCGCAAGTATATAGGGAGTGAATTTAATTACTTCTTCGTCAAGCCAGTCGTTCAACTCTTGTAGCCTTTTTTGCAAGGGCATTAATTCGTTGCGTACAAATACACGGCTGGCTTTTTCGACATCCCCAAACCCCCCAACATTGCTCGGCATAACCCCCATCATCTGTGGCGGTACGCGATGTGCCGCCATCATGTCATCACGGCTCACGTTCTTGATGTTCAGAAACTCATCTTTTGCCGCCACTTCTGACAGAGGGATGATCTGAATCCCGTCTTTCTTACCGTTAGGTGAGTACATAAACAGATTGCGGAAGTTGCCTGGTCCTTTGGCACTTTTCATGGCCTGGCGGATGTTGTTTACGTCCTCCTGGTTCTGCGCGGCGTCGGTCATGTACATGATGAAGCCCGCATGGCTGCCGTTGATGTAGTACTTCCGGCGGAACAGCGTGGCGGACTCGTTGAGAAGGGCGGAAGGGATCGCGGACAGGTATTCCGGCAGGCCGTAAATCTCCTGGTTCAGGTCCGGTTCCATTAGGTGAAAGATGCTGCCTTTGGTGAACTCATACGGCTGCGTGGTCATGCCATATTGCACAAACCAGTAGGTATCCAAATCCACACCACGGCGGGTATATTTCGCCAGTGACGGCTCCAGCGACAGAGTGCCACCGAGCCGGTTGGTGCGTTTCTCAAGATAGGCGTTACCAAACACCAGATAATCCTGCACAAAGCGACTGAAAGCCTGCTGGCTTAGCAGCGGATGAGGGATAAACGTGCTGGTCAGAATATTGCGCTTAACGGCAATCGGTGAGCTGTGATGCACGGCGGCACGGTAGGTGCGGGCCAGCCCGTCAAAACTCACCGGTGGTTCATACCATCTGTCCATCTGTATGCATTCCACATAGTCCAGCAGTTCGCGGCGGTCCAGTACCGGGATCGGATCGCCAAAGCTGAACGCTTCGGTGTGAGTTGTACTCTTCTGCTGTTCGGCCTCCTGTACTGGCGCGGTGCTGGTCAGGGCGTCGTGTTCACTCATCAAAAAATCTCCACAATATTGCTGGTATTGGCGGATTCGCCCTGCAGCGGTTCGTTAAACAGTGCGTGCATCGTGGCCCAGGCCAAATCTGCGTGGCTGGCTTCTTCGCTGCGGCTGGCTTCGTAGGTAGGACGGTTGCCGCTGGCGGTAGTGGCGCGGCGGATAGCCATAAAGGACTGCGCAATGTCAGTGTGTCCGGCGTCAAACTCCAGACGGCGGTGGCTGATAATGTCGTATGCCTTGAGCACCAGGGCGTTTTTGACGTTGGGGTTGTAGACAAACTCCCGCACGGCAGGAAAGAACGCTTTCACGTTCTCGTAGACACCGTGACCGACACCGGTCGAGTCGATACCGATATAGGTCACGTTGTACTGCTGCGTCAGCTTTTTGATAGCGTCAGCCTGGGCGCGGAAGTCCATCCCGCGCCACTGGTGCCGCTCAAGAATGCAGAACTTGCCGCCCGGCACGGTTGGCGGTGCCACCACCACGCACCCTGCGCTGTCACCGTTCTGCGTGCCTTTCGCCGGGTCGTATCCGATCCAGACTTCACGCCAGCCAAACGGGCGCAGCGCCAGCGCCTGAAAATCTGCCCACACTTCCCAGCTGTCCACCATGCACGCCTGCAGCTCGCTGAGCGGGAACACTGACGCCAGATCGTCAATAAATTCGCACATCAGCAGGTTCTGGTATTCGTCCGGGCTGTATTCCATGCGCAGCTGGTCGAGGTCGAACAGGTTACAGCCGCCGCGCACCGCATCTTCCACGGTGACGATCTGGCGGTACTGTCCGTCAGGGCAGAGCAGGCCGCGCGCAAGGTTGCTGTGGGTCAGGTCAATATCCACCTTGTCCGCTTTGGCGCGGCCCCGGTTATACAGTGCGCCGGACCAGAACGGATAGGCGCTGTGGGTCAGGCTGGACGGCGTGGAAAAGTAGGTTTGTCGCCATTTCTTGTGAATGGCCATACCGGAGGCAACTTTGCGCAGCTCCTGGAATTTCGGTATCCAAAAATATTCATCAAGGTACAGGTTGCCGTGGTAGCTCTGCGCCGTACGGGCGTTGGTGCCGAGAAAGTACAATGCTGCGCCATTGGGTAGCACCATAGGATCGCCTTTCAGCTCCACCTCAACTTCTTTGGCAAAGTCGATGATGTACTGCTTAAAGACGTGCGCCTGTGCCTTACTGGCAGAAAGGAAAATCTGGTTGCGTCCGGTCAGCAGGGCGTCAATCAATGCTTCACGGGCAAAATAAAACGTGGCGCCAATCTGGCGCGACTTGAGCAGATTACGGATGCGGTTTGTTTTTCCTGCTTCAAACCAGTGACGCTGATAGTCGAACATTGAGGCGTGGAAGACTTCTTCCAGCTTTTCGATCTGTTCGTCGGTGAAAACGTTCTTTTCCGGCTGCCTGCGCGGACCTTTGTTACGGTTGGCTACTTTCGGGTTTAAATCAGCTTCGTTCCCGCCATCGTTAAATTTGCCGATCCGGGCATGGCGCTCTGACTGGCGTGCCAGCAGGTCAATTTCCTTGAAGTCTTTCCCTTCTTTCTGCTCCTTCATGATGAGCTGGCAGTAACGTGCGGCGGTGGTGAGCTGCATCTGATCAAGCGGCCCATAGTCGCCCCACTTATCGCGTTTTTTCCAGCTGTGAACGGTTGCAACTTTTTCGCCCAGCATTTCAGCAATGCGGGCTACGCGGTATCCCTGAAAGTACAGCAGCATGGCCTGCCGACGGGGATCGAGGTCTGCGGGGGTCAGTGTCGTGTTCATGACCCAAACATACGGCCTTGGATGACGGCTTTCCCCGGCTGCGGTTTGTGTGGTTTACCGTACAAATACAGCGCGTTGTCTCACTCCCCCCATCACCGCAAACATAAGGCTCCAGTAAGTTATTTCTAACGGAGTACGGCTCATGACAGTGAAAGCAAAGCGTTTCCGTATCGGGGTGGAAGGTGCCACCACTGACGGGCGCGAGATCCAGCGTGAATGGCTGGTACAGATGGCTGCCAGCTACAACCCGGCGGTCTATACCGCGCTGATTAACCTTGAGCACATCAAGTCTTATCTGCCGGAGAGCACTTTTAACCGCTATGGCAGGGTGACGGGGCTGGTTGCAGAAGAAATCCAGGACGGCCCGCTGGCGGGCAAGATGGCACTTTATGCCGATATCGAACCCACTGACGCCCTGGTGGAACTGGTGAAAAAAGGCCAGAAGCTTTTCACCTCCATGGAGGTCAGCACGAAGTTTGCCGACACCGGCAAAGCCTACCTTGTTGGGCTGGGTGCGACAGACGATCCTGCGAGCCTTGGCACCGAAATGCTGGCTTTCAGTGCCAGCGCCGCACATAACCCGCTGGCAAACCGTAAGCAGAACCCTGAAAACCTGTTTTCGGAAGCGGTTGAAACGCTGATCGAACTTGAAGAAGCCCAGGACGAAAAGCCGTCCCTCTTTGCCCGCGTCACCGCGCTGTTCACCAAAAAAGAGCAGACCGACGATGCGCGTTTCTCAGACGTGCATAAAGCCGTGGAACTTGTCGCCACCGAGCAGCAGAACCTGAGCGAGCGCACTGATAAATCCCTGGCCGAAAATGGTGAACGCCTCTCTGCGCTGGAGTCCTCCCTGCAGGAACAGCAGGCCGCCTTTGCCGGGTTACAGCAGCAGCTGAGCCGTGAAGACAGCCGCAAGGATTACCGCCAGCGCGCGCCGGGCGGTGACGCACCGACAGGCACCCTGACCAATTGCTGATGGAGCATAAAACCCGATGAAAAAGAAAACCCGCTTTGCCTTTAACGCTTACCTGCAGCAACTGGCGCGCCTGAACGGTGTGGAGGTTGAAGAACTGTCCAGCAAGTTTACCGTGGAGCCGTCCGTGCAGCAGACGCTGGAAGACCAGATCCAGCAGTCCGCCGCTTTCCTGACGCTGATTAACATCACGCCGGTCACTGAGCAGTCCGGTCAGTTGCTGGGGCTGGGCGTTGGCAGCACCATTGCCGGAACCACCGATACCACCACCAAAGAGCGCGAGCCTACCGATCCGACGCTGATGGAAGACGTGGAATACAAATGCGAGCAGACCAACTTTGATACGGTGCTGACCTACGCAAAACTGGACATGTGGGCGAAATTCCAGGACTTCCAGGTGCGTATTCGCAACGCCATCGTCAAGCGTCAGGCGCTGGACCGCATCATGATCGGCTTTAACGGCGTGAAGCGCGCCAAAACCTCCAACCGTGCTGAAAACCCGCTGCTGCAGGACGTCAATAAAGGCTGGCTGCAGAAAATCCGCGAAGACGCGCCGGATCACGTCATGGGTAGCAAAACCGCAGAAGACGGCACCACTACTGCAGAACCGGTAAAAGTAGGTCCGGGTGGTAAGTATGTAAATCTTGACGCGGTGGTGATGGACACCGTCAACGAGCTGATCGATGTGGAGTATCAGGACGATGACGAGCTGGTTGTTGTCTGCGGACGTGAACTGCTGTCTGACAAGTATTTCCCGCTGGTCAACAAAGAGCAGGACAACAGCGAGAAAATCGCCGCCGATCTGATCATCAGCCAGAAACGCATGGGCGGCCTGCAGGCTGTGCGCGCGCCTTTCTTCCCGGCAAATGCCCTGCTGATCACCCGTCTGGATAACCTGTCCATCTACTGGCAGGAAGACACCCGCCGCCGTTCAGTTATCGACAACCCGAAACGCGACCGGATTGAAAACTTTGAATCCGTCAACGAGGCGTATGTGGTCGAGGACTACCGCTGCGCGGCGCTGGTTGAAAACATCGAAATCGGTGATTTCAGCGCGCCTGCCGCACCGGAAAGTGGGGAATAACGCATGAGCCTGAGTCCCGCACGGCAGCACCGCCTGCGCATTCAGGCTGAACAGGCCGCCCGTGAGGGCGGCAGTGTTCGCCATGCGTCGGGTTATGACCTGATGCTGCTGCAGCTGGCAGAAGACCGCCGTCGCCTCAAGGGCGTCCAGTCCACGGTGAAAAAGGCGGAAATCAAGGTGGAACTGCTGCCGAAATATTCCGCCTGGGCGGAGGGCGTGCTGGCTGCCGGAGGCGCGCAGCAGGATGACGTGCTGATGTACGTGATGCTGTGGCGTATCGACGCCGGTGATTATGCCGGTGCGCTCGAAATCGGGCGCCATGCGCTGCGCCATGGCTGGGTGATGCCTCTGGGAAACCGTAACGTGCAGACCGTGCTGGCAGAAGAAATGGCAGACGCGGCGCAAAGCGCTCTGCTTGCCGCTGCCGGTTTTGATGCCGATCTGCTTCTGCAGACGCTGGACCTGACCACCGATCTGGATATGCCGGACCAGTCGCGGGCGCGCCTGCATAAAGCCATCGGCGCTGTACTGAGCGAAAGCAACCCGGCGTCTGCTCTGAATCACCTTAACCATGCGCTGCAGCTTGATCCCCGCTGCGGTGTGAAAAAAGAAAAGCAGCAGCTGGAGCGCAGACTGCGCAATGACAGCCGCTAACGAACGTGCCCCGCGCACGGGCGGCACGGGGTGGCGAAAGGCACTGCCACATCAAAATTCCGTCCACCGCCCACTTATTCAGGAGAAAGCCGCATGAAGTTTGTTGCGCCAGAACAGGCACCGGAACGGGCGGAGGTCATCAAAAATACGCCATTCTGGCCTGATGTGGAACTGTCGGAATTTCGCAGTGTGATGCGCACTGACGGCACGGTGACGCAGCCGCGTTTAAAGCAGGTCGTGCTGACGGCAATTTCTGAGGTTAACGCCGAGCTGTTCGACTTCCGCAACCGTCAGCAGATGCTGGGCTGGCGGACACTTGCTGAGGTTCCCGCAGAAATGCTGGACGGCAAAAGCGAGCGTATCCGGCACTACCACAACGCCGTTTTTTGCTGGGCGCGCGCCGTGCTCAATGAGCGTTATCAGGACTATGACGCCACGGCGTCAGGCGTGAAGCGAGGGGAGGAGCTGGCGGAGGCCAGCGGCGATCTGTGGCGTGATGCCCGATGGGCTATCAGCCGGGTGCAGGATGCACCGCACTGTACCGTGGAGCTTATCTGATGAAAGTGCGTGCGCATCAGTATGACACGGTGGACGCGCTTTGCTGGCGTCATTACGGGCGCACGCAGGGTGTCACTGAGCAGGTTCTGCAGGCAAATCCGGGGCTGGCTGAGTACGGCCCATTTTTACCGCACGGGCTGCAGGTGGAGCTGCCGGACATTACGGCGTCAACCACGACGCAGACCGTCCAGCTATGGGACTGAATTATGACGCTTGAACGAATCAGCGCCTTTATCACTTACTGCATCGCCGTGCTGCTGGCATGGCTGGGCGATCTGTCGCTCAAGGATGCGTCAACGGTTGGCGGCGTACTGATTGGTGTGCTGATGTTGGCTATCAACTGGTACTACAAACACCAGTCTTTCAAATTGTTACGTGGCGGCAAAATTTCGCGGGGGGAATATGAATCCTTCAATCGTTAAGCGCTGCCTTGTCGGGGCGGTGCTGGCTATCGCCGCCACGCTGCCCGGTTTTCAGTCGCTTCATACCTCCGTCGAGGGGCTGAAATTGATTGCCGATTACGAGGGATGCCGCCTGCAGCCTTATCAGTGCAGTGCGGGCGTGTGGACTGACGGGATCGGCAATACTTCCGGTGTGGTGCCGGGGAAAACCATCACGGAGCTGCAGGCGGCGCAGGGGTTAATAAACAATGTGCTGTTGACTGAAAAAAGGCTGGATGCCTGCCTGACTGTTAAGCCCCCGCAACATGTCTACGATGCGCTGGCGAGTATTGGTTTCAATGTGGGAACCGGCGCGATCTGCAGGTCAACCATGGTGTCATATATCAATCGCCAGCAGTGGTGGCAGGCATGCAATCAGCTAACGCGCTGGATTTACGTTAACGGTGTGAAAAATAAAGGTCTGGAGAACCGCCGCGCGCGGGAAATGGCCTGGTGCTTAAAAGGAACTGGGGTATGACGCGCTTGCTGGCGGTAGGGCTGGCGCTGGCTATTGCGGCGCTGGGCTGGCAGTCGTGGTGGCTTAAAAATGCCAGTCACACCATTGAGACTCAGGGCACCGCGCTGAAAAGCAAAACGCAGGAACTGATGAAGAAAAACAGTCAGTTGATCGGCCTGTCCATTCTGACCGAAACCAACAGCCGGGAGCAGACGCGGCTTTATGCGGCAGCGGAGCAGACCACCGCACTGCTGCGAAGCCGCCAGCGCCGGATCGAGGAACTGAAACGTGAAAACGAGGATTTACGCCGCTGGGCTGATGCTCCTTTGCCTGCTGACATTATCAGGCTGCGTGAACGTCCGGCCCTTGCCGGAGGTGCAGCTTACCGTGAATGGCTGTCCCAGAGTGACACAGTGCCGCCTGGAAAGGTCAGCGCCGCGCAGTAACGGTGATCTGAATGCGGCGCTGGATGAAACAGAGGCCGCCTGGGCGGTCTGTGCTGACAAAGTCGACACGATAGTTGCGTGTCAGGAGCGAAACAGTGAACAAACCGCAGTCCCTGCGCAGCGCCCTGAATAAAGCGGTGGCGTATGTCCGCAATAACCCGGATAAGCTGCACCTTTTCGTTGATAACGGCTCACTGGTGGCAACCGGCGCCAGCTCTATGTCATGGGAGTACCGCTACACCCTGAACGTGGTGATCGAGGATTACAGCGGCGACCAGAACCTGCTGATGGCTCCCGTGTTGCTGTGGCTGAGAGAAAACCAGCCGGACGCCATCAACAACCCGGAGCTGCGCGAAAAACTGTTCACCTTTGAAGTGGATATTCTGCGTAATGATGTATGTGATATCAGCCTGAATCTGCAACTGACGGAGCGTGTGCTGGTCAGCACTGACGGCTGCGTGTCGAGCGTTGAAGCGGTGCCGGAGCCGGACGAATCCGAAGAAATGTGGACGGTGAAACATGGATAATCTGCATAAAGTGGATGAGTGGCTGGCAGCACTGCTGGCGAATCTGGAGCCTGCCGCACGTCAGCGCATGATGCGTGAGCTGGCGCAAGAGCTGCGCCGGAATCAGCAAAACAATATCCGGCTGCAGCGTAACCCTGATGGCAGCGGATACGAGCCGCGAAAAGTTACTGCCCGGACTAAAAAGGGGCGCATTAAACGCCAGATGTTTGCGAAGCTACGCACGACGAAATACCTGAAAACTGCAGCCAGCGCGGATTCCGCCAGCGTACAGTTTGAGGGCAAGGTGCAGCGCATTGCCCGTGTTCACCACTACGGTCTGCGTGATCGCGTAAGCCGAGAGGGGGCGGAGGTGCGTTATGCAGAGCGACGATTATTGGGCATTAACAAATTGGTTGATGATGTTATCAGTGATACAATCTTTAACTGGTTAGTAACACAATGAATTTGCTAAGATTTCACTAGGTTTCGTGGAAGCCTAAGTATAGAAAGTAACAAAGAAATTGGTTTTTGATATATTAAGTAAGGTGCTGTTTTTTTAAATACTGGTTTGTGTGGAAAACTTACATATATGGATGGGAAATCATGAGGCCGAAAATTGGTGAGTTTAAATTTGGTAAGGTTTATGGCGAAAGTGAGGTTCAGTATCTAGACGACTATTCAAAATACTTTTACGATATCAACGGTTCTTTGGGACAGCTTGAAAATAATAATAAAATAATGGTTATTGGGCGAAAGGGGACTGGAAAAACTTTATTGGTTAATGTGTTCTGCGAGAGAAAAAGAAAGAATAATTTCATTGCTGTTGTTGAGTCATTAAAAGATTTTGTTTTTCATGAGCTTATCCACTTTCAAGGGCAGGATATATCTTCTACAAAGTATGTTCCCATTTTTAAATGGATGGTCTTGGTTAATATCGCAAAGAATATTGTTAAAGATGATAAAGGCTTTAATGTAGAAAAAATAGAACACCTTAAAGGGTTTTTACGTTCTTTTGGTCATTTTGCCGGGGAACTAAGACCTGAACAGACAATTGAAATTACCCGTGAGTTCCAACATTCAGGCGAAGCAGGATTGGGTTTCAAGCTTCCAATATTAAATGGGGGTATTAAGGCCAAAGGTGGTGAAGTTGAAAAAACGAAAGAAATAAAAAGAAACTATTTAGAGTGCATTGAATCCTTGCAATCTTTTCTTGTGGGATTGATTAATGAGTCTTCTCGGCAGATCTGTATATTTTATGATGAGTTGGATGATAAATTTGATTCTACTTTGGAGTATAAAAATGCAGTTATAAGTTTTATGAGTGCGATAATGTCAATTAATTCAATTTTCTTGAAGGGTAATGTTAAAGCAAAGGTTGGTGCTGTTATACGATATGATATAATAAATAGTTTTTCATCGCCGAATATAAACAGAATTATTGAAGATAATTCTGTGACTCTTGATTGGAATAATAATTTCGAAAGAGCTAGTGATTCAGAAATTTATGACATGTTAACTCATAAAATAAAAAATTCCACTCCATATTATAATCGATTGGAGTCTAGTGAGTTGTTCGGACGAATTTTTTCAGAAAGAGTAGCTGGTGAACATGGAGCTAAGTATATATTGCATAGAACCTTGGGAAGACCAAGAGATGCTATTCGTATGTTGACATACATTCAAGAAGAATTTGGGGTGAATGCCGAGCGTTTTGAAGCATCTATGTTTACTATTACGGCTAGAAAGTATTCGTCATATTTATTGCGTGAGATAAGGTCTGAGTTGGCGGGGCATTTGCAAGATTCAGATATAGATGATTGTTTTGCTCTCCTGCGTACAGTTAAAAAAAGATGTTTTTCTCCGGATTTTATTAAAGAAAAATATGAAAAACTAAACTTATCTAGTGATGCTTTGACACTTAATAAAATTTTAGAACATTTATTTAAGGTTGGTGCTATAGGTAATGTGTTAAGAAGATCTAAGGCTGAAGGTGGTGATGCTTATTTGTGGTCTTACACAAATGAAGATCTGGAAGCGGACATGTCTATGAACTTTGAAATCCACTGTGGTTTGTGGGATGCCTTAGGAGTAATAAAACCAAAGATAAGATGATGACATTATATTTTGTTGTTTTAAGCGGGTCGTTTTTTATGAAATATTTATTCATCTCCAAGATAAAATAGTTATCTATCCTTCGATTGTATCATCCTCTAAACAATCCGCTAAGAATGCGTAGGTTTTAGTTTCTATAGAAAATCTACGCATGAATGCACAACTGACCGAAATCATGCGCCTTATCACCAATCTGATCCGCACCGGCACTGTGACCGAAGTGGACCGGAAAAAGTGGTTGTGTCGGGTGAAAGTGGGCGAGCTTGAAACTAACTGGATTAACTGGCTGACGCTGCGCGCCGGTGGTGCCCGTACATGGTGGTGTCCGTCGCCGGATGAGCAGGTGGTGGTGCTAAGTATGGGCGGCAATCTGGAAACCGCTTTTGTGCTGCCCGCCATCTACTCCAATCAGTTTCCGCCGCCGTCCGATTCCGTGGACGGCTGCGTGACGGAGTACCCGGACGGGGGCTGGTTTGAGTATGAACCCACCACCGGACGATGGCATGTCAGGGGCATCAAATCCATGGTGATCGAGGCAGCAGACAGCGTCACTTACAAAACCGGTGAGTTTGTGGTGGAGGCTGACACCACGCGCATTAACAGCGAGGTGGTAATCAATGGCGGCGTCACCCAGGGCGGCGGCGCAATGAGTTCTAACGGGATCGTAGTTGATGACCATGAGCATACTGGTGTTCTGAAAGGCGGTTCTAACACGGGAGGTCCGGTATGACGTTGTATATCGGTATGAGCAGGAATGACGGGCAGGCCATTGCAGATACAGACCATCTGCGCCAGTCGGTGCGGGATATTCTGCTGACGCCGCAGGGCAGCCGTCTTGCCCGCCGGGAATATGGCTCCCTGCTGTCTGCCCTGATTGACCAGCCGCAGAACCCGGCGCTGCGCCTGCAGATTATGTCTGCGGTCTATGTGGCGCTGAACCGCTGGGAACCGCGCCTTACGCTGGACTCCATCACCATCAACGGCAATTTTGACGGCTCTATGGTGGTTGAACTTACCGGACACGGCAATAACGGCGCACCGGTTTCCCTTTCCGTATCAACAGGAGCAGACAATGGCAGTCATTGACCTTTCCCGACTACCGCCGCCGCAGATTGTGGATGTGCCGGACTTTGAGGCATTGCTGGCAGAACGCAAGGCCGCCTTTGTGGCCCTCCATCCGGCTGATGAACAGGAGGCTGTTATGCGCACGTTAGCACTGGAGTCAGAACCTGTCACCAAACTGCTCCAGGAAAATACTTACCGCGAAATCCTGTTGCGCCAGCGTATTAATGAGGCTGCGCAGGCGGTAATGGTGGCCTATTCCATGGGAAATGACCTTGAGCAACTGGCAGGTAACTGCAACGTGAAGCGCCTGACGGTAGTCCCTGCCGATAATGACGCGGTGCCGCCGGTCGCCGCAGTGATGGAAAGTGATGAAGCATTACGCCAGCGCATTCCTGCAGCATTTGAGGGGTTGTCCGTTGCCGGGCCGACGGGAGCCTATGAGTTTCACGCCAGAAGCGCCGATGGGCGCGTGGCTGATGCCAGCGCAACCAGTCCTGCACCGGCAGAGGTGGTGCTTACCGTACTGAGCCGCGAGGGTGACGGTACGGCAGGGGCTGATCTGTTGGCAGTGGTTGAGCAGGCGCTTAACAGTGAAAAAGTTCGCCCGGTGGCAGATCGCCTGACGGTGCGCAGCGCTGAAATTATTCCGTACAGCGTGGATGCAACGATCTTCCTTTATCCGGGGCCGGAGGCTGAGCCGGTGATGGCAGAAGCAAAAGCCAGTCTGCAGAAATACATCGCCAGTCAGACGCGGCTGGGACGTGATATCCGCCGCAGTGCCATTTATGCCGCGTTGCACGTGGAGGGTGTCCAGCGTGTGGAACTGTCGTCCCCGCTGGATGATGTGGTGCTGGATAAGACGCAGGCGGCATCCTGTACAGAGTGGAGCGTCACCAACGGGGGCACGGATGAATAGTCTGTTGCCGCCGGGTTCGTCGCCGCTTGAGCGTCGACTGGCGCAGACCTGCAGCGGGATTTCCGATCTGCAGGTATCGCTGCGTGATTTGTGGAACCCGGCAACCTGCCCGATCAGATTCCTGCCTTATCTGGCCTGGGCGTTTTCTGTTGACCGCTGGGATGAGAGTTGGACAGAAAGCGTCAAGCGCCGCGTTGTGCAGGACGCTTTTTATATCCATCAGCACAAGGGGACAACCAGCGCCGTGCGGCGCGTGGTGGAGCCGTTCGGCTTCCTGATCCGCATCATTGAGTGGTGGCAGACCGGCGAAAAGCCGGGGACGTTCCGTCTGGATATTGGCGTGCAGGACCAGGGCATAACAGAAGAAACCTATCTGGAGCTGGAGCGCCTGATCGGTGACGCCAAACCGTGCAGCCGTCATCTGGTTGGTATGTCCATCAACCTGCAGACAGGCGGCCCGTTTTTTGTGGGCGCAGCCACCTACACCGGCGAAGAAATCACGATCTACCCGTATATCAACGAAACCATTATTTCCGGCGGCACCGCTTATGAGGGCGGGGCGGTCCATGTTATTGACACGATGAGAGTGAACCCATGAGCGCAAAATTTTACACCCTGCTGACGGATATCGGCGCGGCGAAACTGGCAAGCGCCGCCGCGCTCGGTGTCCCGTTAAAAATTACCCATATGGCGGTGGGTAGCGGTGGCGGTGTGCTGCCCACACCCAACGCACAACAGACCGCGTTAGTTGCTGAGGAGCGCCGCGCAGCGCTGAATATGTTGTATATCGACCCGCAGAACAGCAGCCAGATTATTGCAGAGCTGGTGATTCCGGAAAATGAGGGCGGGTGGTGGATCCGTGAAGTCGGCCTGTTTGATGAAACCGGCGCGCTGATTGCTGTGGGAAACTGCCCGGAGAGCTACAAGCCGAAACTGGCGGAGGGCAGCGGACGCACGCAGACCGTGCGTATGGTACTGATTACCAGCAGCACCGATAACATCACCCTGAAAATTGACCCTGTTGTGGTTCTGGCAACCCGCAAATATGTGGATGATAAGGTGCTGGAGCTTAAGGTGTATGTGGATGACCTGATGGCAAAGCATCTTGCTGCTGTTGATCCTCATTCGCAGTATGCACCAAAAGACAGTCCGACTCTGACAGGAATGCCTAAAACGACAACGCCACCGGCAGGAAACAACAGCACCCTGATTGCCAGTACCGCCTTTGTACAGGCTGCTATTCTTGCCCTGATTGGTGGCGCACCGGCAACGCTGGATACGCTGAAAGAAATTGCATCAGCTATCAATAATGACCCGAATTTCAGTACCACCATTAACAATGCGCTGGCACTGAAAGCACCGCTGGCAAGCCCGGCCCTGACCGGAACGCCTACGGCTCCCACTGCAGTTCAGTCAACGAACAATATGCAGATTGCTACTACCGCGTTTGTGAAATCCGCCGTTGCCGGGCTGGTCGGTTCGTCGCCGGAGGCGCTGGACACTCTGAATGAACTGGCGGCTGCACTGGGGAATGATCCTAATTTTGCGACAACTGTGATGAACGCGCTGGCGGGAAAACAGCCACTTGATGCCACGCTGACGAATCTCAGCGGGAAAAGCATTTCAGGGCTTCTCGAATACCTTGGTTTGGGGGAAGCAGCAACAAGAGGCGTCGGGACGGGGACCGGGCAGTTACCTGAGATGAGCTCATTCACATACAGTTCTGATGGTGGTCGCCTTAACGCTCATTACTTCCCCAGTTCAAATGCGTCAGGATCTTTTCTTTTGGAAACTGCTTTATTTACCGCTCATCCAGGACTTTCAACATGTACTCCACCGATAGCGCCGCCATCAAAAATTCTTTCTGTGGTCGCAACTCAAAGGTCTAATTCAGCAGCTGGAGGAACCTTCTCCGTAGAGTTAATTACAGGAAATCAAAAGGCTTTTGTGGTTTACAATTCTGGAACTACTTCAATTGACATTCAATGGCAGGCGTGGTGCATATGATGATTTATACAAAAAAGTTTCTTTATAGTGCGACAACAAACTCTTTTTACCCAACTGCCATGTTGTCTGCCTATGAAAATGCAAACTCATTACCCGATGATGTTGTAGAAATTGATGATAGTGAGGCAGAAGAGTTTATGAGTGAAACTCCTGTCGATAAGGTTAGATGTGGTGGTGAAAATGGTCATCCGTCCTGGTGCAATGTACCGCCATTGACAGTAGAGCAGCAGATTCTGATTGCAGAAAAAATACGCCAGGCCTTATTGGATGAAGCTGCTACTTTGACCTGCGACTGGAGAACTGAGTTGATGCTGGGTACTATTGATGATAGTGATAAATCAAAACTCGCAAAATGGATGGGATACATAAAAAAAGTGAGGGCCGTTGATACTAAAAAAGTACCTGATATTAAATGGCCCTCACGACCAGAAAACTAGTTTTTTATATTCCTTAATAGTGAAAATAACTTTGGCTTCAGCATGTTAGATAATGCGTCTTTAGCCTGGCTTAGTAAGAGGGGGATCAGTAAACCAGCGGCTATATAAATAGGTAGCGACCAGTTGCTGATGTAATGGTTGTCATAAGAATCCGTTCCGACTAGACTATAAATACCTATCTTAGCCGCCATTATGTCCAGTATTACATAAATCAATAAATGATACGCCATTATGGTTCTTGATTTTTGACCTATGCTTCTAAGTAATTTCATCTCATCGGAGCATTTTGCAAGTAAACTCGAAATGTAAAATATTGCATATGCTCCGATTAATGCGTTAATAACGGTCATTAATAGCCCGTCAGGGTAATAGCTCCATGACATAATGCTCTGAGTTGATAATCCGTAGTTTTTGAATATAAATAATAACGTTGTTAACGCTATGAACATGTAAAAATTAAGTATTTTATAAATAACATTTTTTATTATATACCCTAATATATAGAATGATATTCCTGTTAAAATTTGGCATGCAAGATTTATTTTGTAATTTCTTGTTGTAGCATATTCTGGTGATAGATGGTTTATAGAAATCACGATGCCTATTACACAAAAAACAATAAGAATGATACTTGATAGATTCCTATCTTTAAAGACTTTTTCAGTGGACTGAATAACCGTTGCCGAAAAGATGCTGACAAATATGTATGCGAATAAAAACCAACAAGTTAAAAATATTTTGTTGTTATGGAAGTTTGATTTTATTGCTAGTTTTATTGTTTGATATATATCAGATGAAAAAGCATCCCCAATCCTAATTCCATAGTTAGATGTGATCATGACTGATATATAGCCAATTATGATGTATGTAATTACAATGAAGGGTGTTTGTTTTTTAATTACATGCACTGAGAGGTTTAATAATGTTCTATTTCCTTTGTATAACATTCCGCCAATTAGAAAAAATAATGGCATGTGAAATAGGTAGGCGTTATAAAAATTAAAAACTTCATTGGCAATGTGACCAGTTAAAACAAAAAAAATACCAAAAGCCTTTGCGTAATCCATAGTCAATGATTTTTCTTGTTCTATGAATTGTTTTTGTGTGTTCAAAATAATCCTCTCGTTGCTTTTATTATATCCAATAGGCAATGAATTAGTTAATAGCTTATGGTTTTTGTCAATAAAAAACAAGGTGTGTGATGTCAAAACACTTTGTTGTACTTTTAAATGAAAATAATTATTGATGACTCTATATCTACATCTATAGGCAGGATTGGAGGGCGAAGACCAAAACTGACGCCAGAGCAATGGGCACAGGCTGGCAGGTTACTTGCTGCAGGTGAAACACGGCAGCGGGTTGCTTTAATTTTTGATGTGGGGATCTCAACGTTATACCGCAAATATCCTGCGACATTGTGTGATTAACAGGACAATGCCGCGCAGCTGTCTGCGTGACGTAATCAATACAACATAGGGCGAAGCCTATTCCAATCAGGAGGTTTGCCGCTATGGCTCAGGATTACCACCACGGGGTGCGCGTTGTTGAAGTCAACGACGGCACCCGCTCCCTCACCACGGTAAGCACTGCTATCGTGGGTATGGTCTGCACCGGCGATGATGCTGATGCGTCCGTGTTTCCTCTCAATAAGCCGGTTCTGCTGACAGATGTGCTGGAGGCCAGCGGTAAAGCAGGCGAGTCCGGCACGCTGGCTCGTTCGCTGGATGCGATTGCCGACCAGTCAAAACCCGTGACGGTTGTTGTGCGCGTGGCGCAGGGCGAAACCGAAGCTGAAACCACCTCCAATATTATCGGTGGCGTCACGTCAGACGGTAAGAAAACGGGGATGAAAGCGCTGCTTTCTGCGCAGTCGCAGCTGAAAGTTAAGCCGCGCATTCTCGGTGTGCCGGGGCACGACACGCAGGCGGTTGCCACTGAGCTGATGAGTGTGGCGCAGAGCCTGCGCGGGTTTGCCTACCTGTCTGCCTATGGCTGCAAGACGGTGGAGGAAGCCATTGCATACCGGGACAACTTCAGCCAGCGAGAAGGGATGCTGATCTGGCCTGATTTCATCAACTTTGACACCGTTCTGAAAGCCGATGCCACGGCTTACGCCTCGGCCCGTGCGCTCGGTCTGCGCGCCAAAATCGACGAACAGACCGGATGGCACAAAACCCTGTCCAATGTCGGTGTGAATGGCGTCACCGGTATTTCCGCTGATGTATTCTGGGATCTGCAGGACCCGGCAACGGACGCGGGACTGCTGAACCAGAATGACGTCACCACGCTGATCTGCAAAGACGGCTTCCGCTTCTGGGGTTCCCGCTGCCTCAGTGACGATCCATTGTTTGCGTTTGAGAACTACACCCGCACGGCGCAGGTGCTGGCTGACACGATTGCAGAGGGGCATATGTGGGCGGTGGATAAGCCACTGAATCCGTCACTGGCCCGCGACATTATCGAAGGTATCCGCGCCAAATTACGCAGCCTGGTGAATCAGGGATACCTCATCGGGGCGGACTGCTGGCTGGATGAGTCAGTGAACGATAAAGACTCCCTGAAAGCCGGGAAACTCACCATCGACTACGACTACACGCCCGTGCCGCCGCTTGAAAATCTGATGCTGCGCCAACGCATCACCGATCGCTACCTGGTCGATTTTGCCAGCCGTGTCAGTGCATAAGGGGGATACATGGCATTACCACGCAAGTTAAAACACCTGAACCTGTTCAACGACGGGAACAACTGGCAGGGGATCGTTGAGTCCCTGACCATGCCGAAATTCACCCGCAAGTTTGAGAAGTATCGCGGCGGCGGTATGCCGGGCGCGGTGGATGTGGATATGGGGCTGGATGACGGCGCACTGGACACGGAATTTTCAATCGGCGGCACCGAACTGCTGTTATTCAAACAGATGGGAGCTGCCACGGTGGACGGTATCCAGTTGCGTTTTTCCGGCTCTATTCAGCGTGACGATACCGGCGAAGTGCAGGCCGTTGAGCTGGTTGTGCGGGGGCGTCATAAAGAGGTGGATTCCGGCGAGTGGAAAACCGGAGAAAGTAGCGCCACCAAAGTCAGCAGCACCAACAGTTACGCGAAGCTGACCATTAACGGCGAGGTGCTCTATGAGGTTGATGTGGTCAACATGATTGAAATCGTTGACGGAGTGGACCTGATGGAAGCGCACCGTAACGCCCTTGGCCTCTGATTTAACTTAACGGCGCGGTGATCCGCGCCAGTATCTGATTAACAGGAAACGAACATGAACGACAAGCTGACTGAAAAAACCGTACAACTGGATACGCCAATCATGCGCGGTAAAACCCAAATCACCGAAATTGTGCTGCGTAAGCCGCAGTCCGGCGCGCTGCGCGGCACCCGCCTGCAGGCCATTATGGATATGGACGTGGGGGCCATGATGACAGTGATCCCGCGTATTTCCACCCCGACGCTGACCGCACAGGAAATGGCTGAACTGGACCCCGCCGATCTCACCGCGCTGTCGGTAGAGGTGGTGACTTTTTTGTTGAGGAAGTCGGTGCTTGCCGGTTTACCGACAGCCTGACGATTGATGACCTGGTGGCAGATATCGCCACCATCTTTCACTGGTCGCCGTCCATCACTGACGTTATGCCGCTGACTGAGGTGCTGGAGTGGCGGCACAAAGCGATTCAGAGAAGCGGGGCCAGCGATGAGTGACAATAGCCTGCGTCTGCAGGTGATCCTGAATGCGGTTGACAAGCTCACCCGCCCATTTCGATCTGCGCAGGACAGCTCAAGAGAGCTGGCTGCTGCTGTCAAAAAATCCCGCGATGCAATAAAGCAGCTTGATCAGGCCGGGAACAGTCTGGACAGCTTCCGAAAGCTCCAGGCAGAAAATCAGAAACTGGGCGACCGGCTGAACTATGCCCGCCAGCGTGCAAATTTACTCAGTCATGAGCTGGGTGCGATGGGGCCGCCTTCTCAACGGCAGGTTGTTGCTCTGGGCCGTCAACAGCTGGCTGTTCAGCGTCTGGAAGAACGGCAGCAAAAGCTGCAGCAGCAGACTGCACTTGTGCGTGCAGAGCTTTATCGTGCCGGTATTTCAGCCAGTGATGGTGCCAGCGCGACGGCCCGCATTACCCGTGAAACAATGCGTTATAACAGGCAGCTTTCTGAACAGGAAGCCAGGTTACGACGTGTCGGGGAGCAACAGCGAAAAATGCACGCCGCCCGTGCGGCATACTCCAGGAGTCTTGAGGTAAGGGATCGCATTGCAGGAGCCGGGGCCACCACCACGGCAGCGGGGCTGGCAATGGGCGCGCCGGTTATGGCTGCAGTTAAGAGCTATGCCAGTATGGAAGATGCCATGAAAGGCGTGGCAAAGCAGGTAAGCGGGCTTCGTGACGATAACGGCAACCGTACAAAACAGTTTTATGACATGCAGGATGCCATTAAGGCTGCCAGTGAGCAGCTGCCGATGGAGAATGGTGCTATAGACTATGCCGCGTTGGTTGAAGGCGGCGCGCGCATGGGCGTGACCAGCCAGGACGATCCTTACGAAGACCAGAAACGTGACCTGCTGGCCTTTGCATCCACGGCGGCAAAAGCAGCAACGGCCTTTGAGTTGCCCGCCGATGAGCTGGCGGAAGGGCTGGGGAAAATCGCGCAGCTCTATAAAGTGCCGACGCGTAATATTGAACAACTGGGCGATGCGCTGAACTACCTGGACGATAACGCCATGTCAAAGGGTGGGGACATTATTAACGTCCTGCAGCGTATGGGGGGCGTGGCTGACCGCCTTGACTTCCGAAAGGCTGCTGCGCTGGGTTCAACATTCCTTTCTCTTGGGGCTGCCCCGGAAATTGCCGCCAGTGCCTCTAATGCCATGGTGCGTGAACTGTCCATTGCCACCATGCAAAGTAAACGCTTCTTTGAAGGTATGAACCTGCTGAAACTCAATCCTGCGGAGATTGAAAAGCAGATGACCACCGATGCCATGGGCACCATTCAGCGGGTTCTGGAGAAGGTCAACAATCTGCCGCAGGATAAACGCCTGTCAGCCATGACAATGATTTTTGGTAAAGAGTTTGGCGATGATGCGGCAAAGCTGGCTAACAACCTGCCGGAGTTGCAGCGTCAGCTGAAACTCACATCAGGCAGTGGTGCTAATGGCTCCATGCAGAAAGAATCCGACATTAACAAGGATTCATTGTCTGCGCAGTGGTTGCTGGTTAAGACGGGCGCGCAGAACGCTTTCAGCAGTCTGGGGGAAACGTTGCGTCAGCCGCTGATGGATATTATGGGCATGGTTAAGGGCGTGACCGGGGCGCTGCGTCGCTGGGTGGAGCAGAACCCCGTGCTGGCTGGCACGCTGATGAAAGTGGCGGCGGCTACGGCGGCGATCGCTGTCGGGCTGGGTACACTTGCCGTGGCGGTGGCTGCTGTGCTGGGGCCGATTGCGGTGATCCGGTTTGGCCTGTCTGTGCTGGGTGTAAAAACATTACCTTCCGTTGCCGCAGCAGTAACACGTACTGGCAGTGCCCTGTCATGGCTGGCAGGTGCGCCACTTTCTCTGTTGCGTCGGGGTATGGCGTCATCCGGTGGCAGTGTCGGGTTGCTGAGTGCCCCGCTTAATTCCCTGCGTCGCTCAGCCGGAATCGCGGGTAATGCACTGAAAACGGTGGCAGGTGCGCCGCTTGCCGTGTTCCGTGCCGGTATGTCAGGCATCCGTAATGTTATCGGTATGGTGATGAACCCGCTGGCGGCGTTGCGAGGTGGGCTGACAGCTGCCGGTGGCGTGTTGCGTTTTCTTGTTTCTGGTCCGCTGGCATTACTTCGCGGCGCGCTGTCTGGCATTTCTGGCCTGCTGGGTGCGCTGCTCAGTCCGATAGGGCTGGTTGTGGCTGCGCTGGCTGGTGTGGCGCTGGTTGTGTGGAAATACTGGCAGCCCATCAGTGCATTTCTGGGGGGTGTGGTGGAAGGGTTCAAAGCCGCTGCTGCGCCCATCAGCGCCGCCTTTGAGCCGCTCAGGCCTATGTTCCAGTGGATTGGTGACAGGGTGCAGGCCTTGTGGGGCTGGTTCAGTGATTTACTTACCCCGGTTAAATCCACTTCCGAAGAACTGAACAGTGCAACTGCAATGGGGCGACGGTTTGGTGAGGCGCTGGCGGAAGGTCTGAATAGGGTGATGCAACCGTTGGAGTCTCTTAAATCCGGTGTGTCATGGCTACTGGAAAAGCTCGGTATTGTCAGTAAGGAGGCGGCAAAGGCGAAACTGCCTGCGCAGGTCACGCAGCAGCAATCCGCCACAGTGAACAGTGACGGCAAAGTGGTGCTGCCGCCAGGCGGGTTCCCGGCTTACGCAGGGATGTACGACACGGGTGGGATCATTCCACGCGGGCAGTTTGGCATTGTTGGAGAAAATGGCCCTGAAATTGTGAACGGACCGGCAAATGTCACCAGCAGGCGGCGTACTGCTGCGCTGGCCTCTGTCGTTGCTGGCGTGATGGGGGTAGCTGCGACACCTGCAGAAGTGGCTCCGCTTCATCCGTTCAGTCTGCCTGCGAGGGCATACCAGACGCAGCCAGTGAAGGCTGACAGCCCGCCGTCAGTTATTCGTTATGAGATAAATGCGCCCATTCATATCGTCGCGCAGCCAGGACAGAGTGCGCAGGATATTGCCCGTGAAGTGGCACGCCAGCTTGACGAGCGGGAACGCAGGGCCAGGGCAAAAGCGCGCAGCAATTATAGCGATCAGGGGGGGTATGAATCATGATGATGGTGCTGGGTTTATATGTATTTATGTTGCGCACTGTCCCTTATCAGGAGCTGCAGTATCAGCGCAACTGGCGACATGCCGCCAACAGCCGGGTGAACCGCCGCCCGTCAACGCAGTTTCTTGGCCCGGATAATGATTCACTGACACTGTCCGGGGTTCTGCTGCCGGAAGTGACCGGAGGCAGGCTGTCATTGCTGGCGCTGGAGTTGATGGCAGAGCAGGGCAAAGCCTGGCCTTTGATTGAAGGCAGCGGAACCATTTACGGCATGTTTGTTATTGAAAGTCTGAGCCAGACAAAGACGGAGTTTTTTGCCAGCGGCATGCCCAGGCGCATTGAGTTTACAATCACCCTCAAACGGGTTGATGAATCGCTGTCTGACATGTTCGGGAGCCTGAGTGACCAGCTCAGCAACCTGCAGGACTCTGCAGCGTCTGCTATTGGGGGGATTAAAAACACGGCTGGAGGATTGTTGCAGTGAACGTTAATTCTGATCTCCTGAATCTGAACAGCAAAAGCCCGGCATTCAGTATCGTCATTGAAGGTAAGGACCTGACGACCGTGCTGGATACCCGCCTGATGAGTCTGACTCTGACGGATAACCGGGGCTTTGAAGCGGACCAGCTTGATCTGGAGCTGGACGACGCCGACGGTCTGATTGCTCTGCCGCGACGTGGGGCAGTGATTCAGCTGGCGCTGGGCTGGAAAGACCAGCCGCTTTTCCCTAAAGGGGCTTTTACCGTGGATGAAATTGAACACAGCGGTGCCCCTGACCGGCTGACCATCAGGGCGCGTAGCGCAGATTTCCGTGAAACCCTCAATACACGGCGCGAAAAATCATGGCATCAGACAACGGTGGGGGAGGTGGTAAAGGAAATCGCCGCCCGGCATAACCTCAAAATGGCGCTGGGTAAAGACCTGATGGATAAGGCGCTGGATCATCTGGACCAGACCAATGAAAGCGATGCAAGTTTTCTGATGAAACTGGCGAGACAGTATGGGGCGATTGCTTCCGTTAAGGACGGGAACCTGCTGTTTATCCGGCAGGGGCAGGGAAGAACGGCAAGCGGCAAGCCGCTGCCGGTTATCACCATCACGCGCAAAGCCGGTGACGGTCATCGGTTCACCCTTGCTGATCGTGGTGCCTATACCGGTGTTATTGCCAGCTGGTTGCATACGCGTGAACCCAGGAAAAAAGAGACAACCAGTGTTAAGCGTCGTCGAAAGAAAACCACCACACCCAAAGAGCCGGAAGCAAAACAGGGCGATTATCTGGTGGGAACGGATGAAAACGTGCTGGTTCTTAATCGTACCTACGCCAACCGGAGCAATGCAGAGCGCGCAGCGAAAATGCAGTGGGAACGTCTGCAGCGTGGGGTTGCTTCATTTTCCCTGCAGCTCGCTGAGGGGCGGGCTGATCTCTATACGGAAATGCCGGTGAAGGTGACGGGGTTTAAGCAGCCGATCGATGATGCAGAATGGACCATTACCACCCTGACGCATTCTGTCAGCCCGGATAATGGATTTACGACCAGCATGGAGCTTGAAGTGAAAATAGATGAGTTCGACATTGAATGATTAGTTCCAAATTGCGAACAATGATGTATCATTATTGCGAACTGGTTAATAGTGAGGGCTGATTATTATGATGAATTGTCCTATGTGCGGGCAGGCGGCACATACCCGAAGCAGCTTCCAGGTTTCCAATGAAACCAAAGAACGCTACAACCAGTGCACTAACATCGAGTGTGGGCATACTTTCGTGACGCATGAGACTTTTGTGCGCTCAGTATGCCGGCCGCAAAAAATCAGCGCCGCACCGCCACATCCGCAAGGAATGCAGGAACAATTAGCCTACTGATATTGACCCGCCGCTGGCGGGTTTTTTTACGTCTGGTGCCGCCATAACAAAAGCGCTGTCGCCACTTTGTCGCCACACATGAAGAAGAAGTTATCTAAGTGGTTGATTGGAAGGGGGATGAATTTCAGGCAACAAAAAACCCATCAACCTTGAACCAAAACGGCGGGGTTGATGGGCTCCACAAATTGGGGACATCAAAGAAAAGCAGTGGCAATAGTTATGACTGACGCCTTGAAGAAAAGTTCTGCTTACCTGCAAAAAATTTTCGTTTAAGGGTAAATTTCAGCGCTAACCAAGGCCAGGCCAGACAATGACGATGAGTGTCCCCGCTAATGTCAGCAGAACGTTGGCTATCGCGTAGGTCCCGGCATAGCCTAACGCAGGGATGTTGCTGCGTGCGGTGTCGCTGATGATTTCCATTGCCGGAGCACAGGTACGTGCGCCCATCATGGCGCCAAACAGCAGGGCGCGGTTCATGCGCAATACGTAAGCACCAAACAAGAAACAGATAACAACCGGAACCAGGCTGACTACCAGACCGGCAATCAACATTTGACCACCGACGGCCCCCAGGCCATTACCAATGCCACTGCCTGCGCTTAAACCGACGCCAGCCATGAATACCATCAGACCAAACTCTTTCACCATGTTCAGTGCACCCTGTGGGATGTAGCCAAACGTTGGATGGTTGGCTCGCAGGAAGCCCAGCATGATACCGGCGAACAGCAGTCCAGCCGCATTCCCGATGCCGAAGCTGAAATTACTGAACTGGAAGGTGATCATCCCGATCATCAGACCGATGATAAAGAAGGCGCAGAAGGCCAGCAGATCGGTCACCTGACTGTGAATCGAAATGAAGCCGATACGATCGGCAATAGTTTTCACGCGACGAGCATCACCGCTGACCTGCAAAACGTCACCTTTATTGAGCACGACGTTGTCATCAATAGGCATTTCAATCTGGCTGCGGATCACGCGGTTCAGGAAACAACCGTGGTCGGTCAGTTTCAACTGGGCCAGGCGACGACCAACGGCATTGTGGTTTTTCACTACAATTTCTTCAGTGACGATGCGCATATCGAGCAGATCGCGATCGAACACCTCTTTACCGTTACGGAAGCTGGGATCGAGGCGGGCATGGGCGTCCGGATAACCCACCAGAGCTATCTCATCGCCCATTTGCAGCACCGCGTCACCATCCGGGTTGGCAAGAATGCCGTTGCGACGGATACGTTCAATGTAACAACCGGTCTGACGATAAATACCCAGTTCGCGCAGATTTTTACCATCGGCCCATGCCACTAGCTCCGGGCCAACGCGATAGGCGCGAATCACCGGGAGGTAAACTTTACGATTGGCATCAGTATCCAGGCCCCGTTCACGCGCGATTTGTTGGGCGCTGGTTTGCAGGTCCTGATGCTGAAGTTTCGGCAAATAGCGCGCACCAACAATCAGACTGACCAGACCAATCAAATAGGTGAGGGCGTAACCCAAGCTCAGGTTATCGAGAGCGCTTGAAAGTTGTGTTCCTGACATTCCTGAATGGCGCAAGGTGTCACCTGCGCCGACCAGCACCGGCGTTGAGGTCATCGAGCCAGCCAGCATACCCGCCGTCAGGCCGATGTCCCAGCCAAATAGCTTACCCAGCCCCAGGGCGATCAGCATTGCGCTACCGACCATCACCAGGGCAAGCATTAGATAATTTTTCCCATCGCGAAAAAAAATCGAAAAAAAGTTGGGGCCGGCTTCGACGCCGACGCAAAAAATAAACAGCATAAAGCCGAGATTTAATGCATCGGTGTTAATACTAAAGTGCTGCTGACCTAATAATAGGGAGACCACTAAAACGCCAATGGAATTACCGAGTTGGACTGAACCCAGACGCAATTTGCCCAGACACAGGCCCAGAGCCAGGACCACAAATAATAACAGGATGTAATTCCCATTTAACAAATCTGCGACGTTTATATTCACGGAGACTAACTTCTTGTTTACTAGTAAGCTATTGAAAGAAATGGCAATTTACGCTAATGTTTTTGCCAGAAATTAAGGGGCGATAGCATCGTACACAGCCCCGAATAATGCAGCATAACAATATATGCGGCTAGTTTAATCTCATTACGTATCAACGGCTATAAGAATCGTGTGGGTGTGTTTTTGGCATGGAATGCCGAGTTACTTTATCTGACTGGACGCCTGCGGGCGAAAAGAGTGTTCGATAGAGAATGTGTCAGGAGGAACGATTGAAACATAAGCAAAGTTGGGCGAGTGCGGTCTGCTGCTTTGTGCTCTTTATTGTGGTGTGTCTTTCATTAACGCTGAACGTGAAAGGGGCATTCAGAGCGGCAGGGCATCCTGAGGTCGGATTGTTGTTTTTTATCTTACCAGGTGCTGCAGCAAGCTTTTTTTCCCATCGTCGGGAAGTACTCAAACCCCTTCTTGGTGCAATGTTGGCGGCGCCGTGCTGCCTGTTACTGATGCGGTTCGTTTTTATGCCGACGCGTTCATTGTGGCAAGAGCTGGCGTGGTTGTTTAGTGCGGTGTTTTGGTGCGCGCTTGGCGCATTATGTTTTTTATTTATCAGTAGCTTATTCAATCAGCATCAACGGCGGAAAAAGAACTGATGACGCCCTCAAGCTGAGGGCGTAGAAACAGCTATCAGGCGAACAGATTCATATTCTCTTTTGCCCAGGCTTCAAAATCCGTGCAGCCGCCGATGTGTTTTTGATCGACGAAAATCTGCGGAACGGTTTCAACTGGCTTACCTACTGTTTTTTCCAGATCTGCTTTGGTAATTCCTTCAGCATGGATATCAATGTAGCGGAAGTTAAAATCGTCATGCTCACTGCTTAATTTTTCTGCTAATTCTTTTGCGCGCACGCAATACGGGCACCCTGGGCGACCAAAAATAACGGCAAACAT